GTGATCGGGCAGGGCCTGACCCCGCAGTACCCGAGCCGCAACAGCGTGACCCTGTCGATCGACAAGGCCAAGAGCTTCAACGTGGCCCTGTCCACGGTGGACTCGCGCCAGTCGGATCTGGACATGGCCGACATCTTCGCCAACGACGGCAGCATCCAGCTGCGCATCGCGGCCGATGCGGACATGCTCGAGGTCATCCCCGCCGACGTCAGTGCCGACAACCAAGGCACCACCGCCGGCCAGGACTCGAACGACATCGACCTGGGCAGCGCCGCGGTCCCGCGCCAGCTGTCGGCGGCGAACGTGGTGGAGCTGTTCACCGACATGGGCCAGGTGCTCGACGAGCAGAACGTCAGCGACGAGGGTCGCTGGGCGGTCGTGCCGCCGTGGCTGGTCAACCTGGTGAAGAACAGCGATCTCAAGATCGCGTCGCTCGCGGGCGACGGGGTCTCGATCCTGCGCAACGGCAAGATCGGCGAGATCGACCGCTTCACCATCTACCAGAGCCGCAACGTGCTCCGGCAGACCAGCCCGGCGAGCTGCAGCTACGTCCCGTTCGGCCACTCGGCCGGCCTGACGTTCGCTGCCCAGATCGTCGAGTGCCAGATGATCGACAACCCCAACGACTTCGGCTACCTGATCCGTGGCCTCATGGTCTACGGGTACGAGGTCATCGAGCCGCAGTACCTGGGCACGGCGATCGTGGCCAAGGCCCCGGCGACCTGATCGTGACGGGCCCGGGCAACCGGGCCCCCACGTCCACACCACTGCAAGGAGTTCCACGTGAAACTGACTTCTCCCTCGATCTACGGCGCGAGCGGTTCCGTCAAGGTGCCGCCCGAGACCATCCAGGCCGAGACCAAGCAGGCCTCCGGCAAGGCGAAGGCGCGCTACCCGCACGCCCCGCTGACGCCGTCGACCCGCAACGGCTCGGCCGGCAAGATGAAAACCCGCGCCTACACCCCCGGCGGCCCCGAGGGTTCCTGATCCGCGTAAGCGGTGACCGCGGCCAGGCCTTCGGGCCTGGCCCTTCCCCTTCCAACTGGAGCCCCCCGACATGGCGATCGACGAAACCACCGAGGAACGCGCTGCGCGCGCTCGCAAGCGGCAGGACAAGCGCACCCCGTTCCTGATCAACGAGGCCGATGCGCGCCTGTACCCGAATACCGAGCTCATGCGCAAGCGCCCGGGTTATCGCCTGTACCACGGGGATCCGAAGGCCGACCTGGCCACCCGCAAGCGGTTCCTGCTGGGCCTGACCCAGCGCCGCGAAGTGAAGTACGACGCCAACGCCGACGCGCTGCCCGAGTTCGACCTGAACACGGCCGGCGTCGACGAGATCCTGACCTTCGCCACCGAGCAGTACGGCGTGGTGCTGGACCCCAACCTGCCGATCGCGCGCCTGCGCCGCAAGGTCTACGACCTCTCGCAGATGACCGACGAGCAGCTGCTGCACGAGATCGGCACCGGCGGCCCGGCCATCGGTGCGGCTGACGCCCTGAACCAGGCCAACGGCACCAGCGACGAGCCGCCGCCGGTGGGCGAGAAGAACGAGCTGGCCGAGATCGCGCGCCAGGTGGCGCAGCGCCAGGCGACCGAGGGCGTCACCGGCACGGCCATCGCTGGCGGCCTGGGCGGCGGCGCGCTGGGCCGGGCACCGGATCCCGGCAAGGCCCTGGAGTCTGCCCCGCCGACGCGCGGCGGCCGCCAGCCCCGCGGTCAGAATGCCGGCAAGGCGGTGCCTGCCGGCGCCGCGGCCGCGTGAGGTAGCCCATGACCATCGCCGTCGACGTCGAGATCGCCAAGCTGCGCGCCGACCTGGTCGACGACGATGCCGTCACCTGGACCGACGCGGATCTGCTGGAGTGCCTGAACGAGGCGGTGCGCGCCACGATCACGGTGCGGCCTGACGTCTACGTCACCACGGGGCCGATCCCCCTGGTGGCGGGGACGGTGCAGAGCCTGCCGACCGGCGCCACCGCCCTGTTCGACATCCTGGAGAACACCGCGTCGCCCTTCAAGCGGGTGACGCAAGTCGACCAGGCGCTGCTCGACGAGACCTACCGCTTCTGGCCGGGCAACACGCCCCAGGCCCAAGTTGACCACTACTGCGCCGACCCCCGCGACAAGCTGCAGTGGCGGTGCTACCCGCCTAACACCGGCACGGGCGAAGTGATCTCCAGCTACGGCGACACGCCGGACGCGATGACGCTGTCGGACGTGCTGCCCCTCGACGACCAGTACGAGCCGGCGCTCTATGTGCGCGCGCTCGGCACGGCCTACCGGCGCAACACCCAGCGCCAGGATCTCGGCAAGACCCAAGGCTACTACGGCCAGTGGGCGCAGCTGATCGGGCTCAATGCCCAGGCGGCGGCCGCGGTGGCGCCGAAGGTGTCCAAGAGCGAGGGGAATGACTGATGGCCGAGATCGTCACCCTCCTGCAGCGCGTCGCCCAGCAGGTGCGCCGATGCCCCGAGCCGACCCTGATCCAGGCCTACCGCGACGCGGCCAGGCAGTTCTGCCTTGAGTCGCGCTGGCTGCGCCGGACGCTCGATCCGATCTCCACCGACGCCAACGTCGACCGCTACGACCTAGTGCCAGGCACGTCCGACCCCATGCTCGAGGTCATCAGCGTGCGGACCATCGTGGCCACCGGCGGCAGCCCGTTGAGCTCGTGGCGCATCGGCCCGAGCGACCCGACCACCTGGAACCCCAGCGTGCAGGCCGGCGCCCCGCAGACCTACGCCTACGTCCCCGAGGCGCAGGTGGATTTGTTCCCCGTGCCCGATGGCGCCTACACGCTGACCGCCACGGTCTGCTGCCAGCCCCTATTCGACGCCGTCGAGCTGCCGGACGATCTCCTGCGCAAGTGGGACCGCCAGCTGGCCGCGGGCGCGCTGGCCTACCTGTACGAGATCCCCGGCCAGGCCTGGAGCAACCCGCAGCTGGGGCGCGTGAACCGCATCACGTTCCAGGCCGCCATCAACAACGCGAAGGGCGACGAGCAGCGGGCCTACAACATGGGCACGTCAATGGCTCGCATCCCGCGGCTGTTCTACTGATCCGGCGGCGCCTGTGGTGCTGCGCCGCATCGGTCGAGGCGAGTGGAGCGCGCGGGGCAATGCCTACGGGCGGCGCTGGATCCCGCCCAGCCGACCGACCGCGCAGCCCCCCACCGAGCCGCAGACCCTGACATCGGTCGCGGCCGACTCGCTCTCCCTGTCAGACCTGGCCGCAGCGATCCGCGCGATGCTGGCCGTCGGCTCCGACGCGATCACGTTCGGCGACTCCAGCGTGGCCGACACGATCGCGCTGCTGGGCATCGGCGAGGACAGCCTGACCCTGTCCGACGCCTCGGTGGCGTTCATCAACAAGGTGGCCGCCGCGCTGGACAGCGTGACCCTGTCCGACAGCGCGGTCGGGTCGCAGCCTGGCGCCGACCCCTACGCCTGGTTCTCCGGCCTCGACCTGGGCCTGATCCCCTTCGTGGTCAACGAGGCCGCGGCGCCGGTCACGCTGACGACCGTCGAGGTGTCGACCTGGGCCGAGCTTGAGACCCAGGCCGTCCTGGGCGCGCGCGTCGCCATCATGACGGCCAGCATCGACGGCGGTGGCGGCTACATCACCGACCCGATCACCGACTTCGACCTTGTCGTGCCCCCGGGCCTGGCGCTGAAAAATGCCGGCTTCGGGAACATCGGCACCGGCGAGACCAACTGCACGCGGTTCCGTATTCGCGGGGAGACCGTTGGGTCGACCACCAGCGGCGGCCAGATCCACCACATCGACATCGTCAACCCGACCGACGTCATCGTCGAGGGCCTGGCGTGCTCGAGCCTGACGGACAACAGCTACAGCCTCTATTTCCGCCGTTTCGGCGCCGGGTCGGCCGCCGCCGCGCGCGCCGCGGTGCATAACTGCAAAGCGCAGTGCGGGTCGTACTGGCTGCTGTCGGACGCGGCCGATCTGGTAGTGGCCAACAACTCTGTCATGACGGGCGCCGAGGCGCCGAGCGTGCCGGGCGACGCGACCGAGGCCTGGGGCATCCGCATCGGCGGCCCGACGTCGGGGCACGTGGTCATCTTCGGCAACGACATCCGCAGCAGCTCGGTGCGCGGAGCCATCGACGGGCACATGCGGATCCGGCTGCACCCGAACGCCAGCGCCTGCAAGGTCTGGATCAACAGCAACCGGCTGGTGAACAACTCCGACGGCCGGATGCTCTGGTGTCACTCGGCCGCCGGCAACAGCGGAATCGACGAGGGGGACTGGCAAGAGCTCTACTTTGAAGACAACGAGCTTTATTCCGATGCGGCCGGCGTCTCCATCATCATCGGCGACGTGGTGCTGGCGCGCTACCGAAGGAATGCCCACTACACCACCAACCTGACGAGCGACTCGCAGGTAAGTTTCGGGGGCGGCGATTCGACCGCGGTCAGCGACGGCGTCAAGGCCGACAATACCTACCCCGGCTACTCGGCGCCGTCCGGGTGGTGGGGCCCTGGCGACCCGACAGCTATCGACTGGACGCCCTAATGAAACTGTCGACCCCTTCCTTCCGCGGCATGGCGCCGCGCGTCACCCCCCGCGCGCTGCCCGACAACGCGGCGCAGCAGGCCATCAATCCGCAGCTGCTGACCGGGGATCTGCAGCCCTGGAAGCGCCCGGTGCTGCTCGAGGCGCTGGCCAACGCCGGCGTGGTGCGGTCGATCTTCCTCTTTCAGGACGTCTGGTTGAGCTACGACCAGGCGGTCGAGTTCGCGCGCGGCGCCATCCTGGGCGACGACGAGGACGCGCGGGTCTACATCACCGGCCTGGACGCGCCGCGGTTCACCACCTACGGCCTGGCCACGTCGACCCAAGGCCCGCCGTACCCCGGCGAGACCCGACTGCTGGGTGTGCCGGCGCCGGACACCCCGCCGAGCGTGGCGGTCTCAATCCCGGATCCGGTCGAGTCGAACATCACCCTCACCAACCCGGGCGCCGAGGCGGGCAACACAAGCGGCTGGGTGATCACCACCGGCGGCCTGGTGGCGCTGGACGCGACCGACGTGCCGGGGCTGCTACCGCAGGCCGGGGCCTACTTCTTCGGCGGCGGCGGGGCCATCCCGGCGACGGAGGCCTACCAGTCGATCGACCTGGAAGCGCTGGGCCTCATCGCTGGCCAGGGGTTGTCCCTGACGTGGTGGCAGGCCTCGGGCGCGAACCAGAGCACCGCCGGCATGGCGATCGAGTTCTACGACGAGACCGCCGCCCTGATGTCGACGGTGGCCGCCGACCAGACCGCCGGGACGCTGACGTGGGAGCAGCGCACGCTCACAACCCAGGTGCCCGACGGGGCCGTGACGGCCCGCCTGGTGCAGCAATACA